TCAGCGCTTGCAGTACCCCTTCTGTTGCCTATCCCCGTTGCCTTTCTCTGTTGCCCCTTCCATCATCCCTTTCGGTACCTTTCCAATCGTCCTTTCCGTCGTCCCTTCCATTGTCTCACCCTGTTTCCCCGTTCCGTCTCCCGCCTGCAAGCCCCGTGCTTTCGAACTGCTGCTGCCGGGTGGCTGCGATACATGGTCGCGGACGGTCTGCGGGGCGGACAGTTTCCGCAGTTCACTATACCCGCCGCTGCACATCGGTTTACACAAATAGTCGAAAAACGTGTTAACCGAGCAAAAACCGGCAAAATAGGATGCTTTGCGACAAACACAAAAAAGCCTTCCAGAGCTGTCTGAAAGGCTTTTTTCTTGTGTCGGGGTAGCGGGATTCGAACCCACGACCCCCTGCTCCCAAAGCGTAATTCGGCGATTTTTGCAGATTTTTGCAGATTTTTATTTTGTTTTGTAAATGTCTGTTTCTCAGATGCAAATATAGCTATTTTATTTCAATCTGTTTTTGCTTATTTCGATTAAATCCGTATATTTGTGTGTAAATTGTGTACCGCAAATTAAAATTTATACACAAAATGAACTATTCGAAAGACGGCGTAACGGTTGCCGCAATGTTTGATACCGCGCACCCGAAAAAGTCCGGTAAGTGCCCCGTAAAAATCCGTGTTACCTACAATCGAGTGCGGAACTATTATCCGACTGGAAAGGATTTATCGCCGGAGGAATGGGAAATACTGCCGACTACAAAGGTGCGTGCACTTGTGGCGATCCGTAAGGACATCGAAAGCAGCTACCAGATCGTGCGGGCGGCTGTTGAGGAGTTGGCAGGGGCTGGCGGGTTCTCGCTCGACGCTCTCAATAACCGACTAAAAGGCGCAGCATCCGATACGGTTAATACGATGTTTCGGGCGAAAATAGCAGAATTGGAGAAGGCCGGACGTATAGGAAATATGTTGATATACGACAATGTATTGAAGGGGTTGGAGCGGTTTGCCGGGATGCGGATTCGGTTCGATGTTATCACGGTGGCGTGGTTGGGAAAGTATGCCGATTTCATGCGTAAAGAAGGGAAGCGGCAAACTACAATAGCAATTCACCTGCGAACGTTGCGCGCAGTCCTCAACGATGCAAAGCGCTTGGGCGTGCTCAAAGAATCGCAATACCCGTTTGGCCGGGGACGATACGAAATACAAGCCGGTACGGGGCGCAAAATGGCCCTTACTTTGGAGCAAATAGGGCAAATAGCCAATTATGACGATGGGAGCGAGGCGACGGCCAAATACCGCGATTATTGGCTATTTCTCTACCTGTGCAATGGGATTAATGTTGCCGACTTCGTGAAGTTGAGGTACAGGGACATTGTGAACGGCGAAATTTGTTTCGTCCGGCAAAAGACTGAATCCACCAGCCGAACATTGCGGGATATACAGGCGGTATTAACGCCTCCAATGCAGACTATTATCGACCGCTGGGGGCAAACACCATACCCCGACGCGTTTATTTTCCCAATCTTGACCGGTAAAGAAGATGCGATAACCCGTAAGAATAAAACCAAGTACCTGACCCGTGCGATCAACAAGCGCATGAAGGAGGTCGGCGAAAAGCTCGGTATCGGCAATATCTCGACCTATACGGCTCGGCATTCGTTCGCCACCGTGTTGAAGCGGGCAGGAGCTAACATTGCCTATATCTCGGAAAGCCTCGGACACCAGGACTTGAAAACAACCGAGAATTACCTCGCCAGCTTTGAGCGGGAAGAACGCGAAAAAAATGCGGAATTATTAACGAAATTTTAAATCAAGATGAATAAGTTATTCGAATGGTTAGATCAGATTGAGACTATCATATATGCAATCGCAGAGTTCGATGCCGGTGATATGTCGTATGATGATTTTTTACTTACAGGGGGGCGTCTAAAAAAAACTTATCGGGATGAGTTTTACACACCTGATGATGATAATTTATCGCGTAAGAAGCCCGTTTATAAAGATATTGCTCAAGAATTGGAAATTATATTAAGTTCTTCAAACCGTGAAGGGGGAATTTTTCTACTCAAACGCATCTCTAAAAGATTGGTTCGAATCTATGAATGGATGGTAAATTTAAATTTGTATTGGAAGGAGTGGAAAGAACGGCCAACACGTACAACAATGGGAAATTACTTATTGCAATATCCTAATGATTTAAGGGGATTTGTGCGCATATCACTTATCCAACCAATATTATTCGGTATTAATATTCTTGATATATGCACTGATTTGAATATAGGTGGTAAGGATATTAAACTTGATATACCGAAAGAATTACTATTGTTTCATAATGTTTTAAAACGGTATGAGCAAAACAATAGCAATGATGAATTAGATAAAAACTGCAAATATAAAACCCTTCCACGTACCCACAGAATCGCCGCAGTTTGGGGGGTGATTAATAAATTGAACCTCCAAGCACATATGGATAAAACAAACCTCGCTGCTTTTGTTGAAGCGGTTACAGGCGGAAATATAGAGTGCAAACCCAAAGATACGGTATCCTATAAAGAGCCAGAAAAGACTGCAAAAGAGGCTGCTGACGAATGGCTAAAAAAAATAGGGGTGAAATGAAAATTTAGGACGTCCGACGTTTAGTCCGACGTCCTTTTTGTTTGCTCCTTTGCATCGTGATCGATCACTAACGCCCGGACGCGGGCAAGTGTTCAATTTTTAAAACTTCACGATGCTATGGATAACACCGTAATCGTAACAACTCCCGCGCAACTGCAATCCATCATTACCGATGCAGTAAACGCGATTCTTCCCAAGCTCGCCGACTTCCGGCGCAAAAATGAGCCCGTCGAGACAGACGGAGTGAATATTGGGGACGCCGCCCGGTTCCTGACCGAGCAGGGCGTCCCCACTACTCGGGCAACGCTCTACAATCACATACACAAAAATACGATCCCGTACAAGAAGGTCGGACGCCGCATAGTGTTCTCGAAAAAGGCGCTTTTGGCGTGGGTTGATTCACGCACCGTTCGTCCGGAGGACAAGCGAACTGCTGCTACATTGCGTATTGCCGAAAGTGCCAACCGTAAATAACACCAGGGCTATGTATGAAATGAAGATCGCCGCCGGCGCTCGAAGCGAGCGCGCAGCGGCAACCCTTGGTGTCCATACCGACAAAGGTACGCAAAAAACTTTGGCTTTCCACCAGCAGAGGGTCTATGATTTGCTTCAATCATGCAAAAAATATTCTGCCGCAGACATTTCCGTCGCCCTGCGATTGTCTGACCCTCGGAGCTGCATACGCGATTTGAGGGCCAAAGGCATCGACATCCTCGATGAATGGGTGCCCAGCGAGCACGGTTCTCGTTTCAAAAGGTATTATTTGGAAGGAGGTGCGGAATGATTAGCAAGGGTTTCTATGTATGGACGAGTGATGATAGGTTTAAAAACTTAAGTCCTATCGAAATCTTCATCAATTCAAATGGCGGTATCACATTATGCGAAGAATCCGACGATAACATGCCAATTGAGTTGCAAAGTCTCATCGCCTTATCCCCCGATATGGTGGATGATGTAATCGAAGCTTTACGTGTGTTAAAATCCGAAATATAGCTCCCTATGAAACGAACAAATAGAAATTATTTCCCCCACGAATACACCGCTAAAGATGATCCAAAATGCGAGCGGTTAATCTTCAAGATGGGGATGGAAGGTTACGGCATATTTTGGGCCTTGCTGGAAGTTTTAAGAGCGCAACCCGACTATACTTATCCATTGGAAAACATCCCACTTGTGGCGTACAAATATCGCACAGAATCGGAAAAGGTGCGCCGCGTTGTATTTGATTTCGGACTATTTAATGTTGTTGATGATAAAATATTCTTTTCCAATGGGTTAATACGTCGTATGCAGCCTATGGACGAAGAACATAAAAGCAGATCCGAAGGGGGTAAAAAAGGAATGGCGAACCGATGGAAAAATAACTCAGTTATTAAGAGTGCTAATAACACAGTTGATAACTCAGTTAGTAACACTCTTAATAACAATAAGAATAGAATAGATAAGAACAGAACAGATAAAAAGAAACTCTCTATCGAGAGTAAAGAAAGCACGGACAAGCCGTGCGAGGGGACTACCAAACGCACGGCGTTTGTCGTCCCCTCGCTCGAAATAGTCAAAGATTATTTTTCTACGATCAAAGGAGGCGATACGGATGCGGAATGCTTTTACGACTATTTCACGGCTAACGGCTGGCGAACCGGTAAAAATCCGATAAAAGACTGGAAAGCCGCCGCGCGAAATTGGATGCGCCGCAAATCCGAATTCAGCAACACGACCCAAAATCAAACTAACCATGAAACGAAGCGAATCTATCAAGACTTATAACCGCCCGGCGTCCGTTGAGGGACTTCCGGAATCGCCCGAGCTTGAAAGAGCCGTTTTGGGGGCTTTGATTCTCGAACCGGATCAACTGCCCGACGTGGTGGAGATCGTCGAAATTTCGGCATTTCATGACGAAAATAACGGCAAAATCTATGGCGCGATGCTCTCGATGTTGGAGCGTGGCGATAAAATCGACCTCTATACGCTTTCGCAGCGTCCGGAACTGAAAGACCGTGACATGTTGCGCTACTTCTCGGAGCTGACCAGCGCAGTAGGTTCCGGCGTTAACGTGCTGGATCACGCCCGGCAGCTCGCAGACACCGAAACCCGGCGGCGTTTATGCCTTTTCGGCTACGAACTCGCGGCACGCGCTGTGTCGGATCCCGACGGCGTTGTGGATTGGGCTACATCGGAGATAACCGCAATTGCAGACCGGGTCTCGCGGCCGGATGACATTACGCCGTTGTCGGAAGTCGTGCGAGCTACCATCGACGACCTGGAACGACGACAGCAGGCCAGGCAAGCGGGCGAGTGTATCGGCATTCCTACCGGGTTGCAGCGGCTCGACGCATTGACCGGAGGCTGGAGAGGCGGGCAGCTCGTGGTATTGGCAGGCAGGCCGGGAATGGGCAAAAGTGCTACGATGCTACATTTTGCCCGTGCTGCGGCCGCGTCGGGCGTTCCGGTGTGTGTCTATTCGCTGGAAATGCCCGCCGGGCAGCTGGCCGGGCGTATGCTGGTCGGCAGCTCGGGTGTAGATTCGGGAGCGTTTCGCACCGGTAATGTCGACGCTTCGGGCTGGACGAAGATAGAGACGGCCGGCGCCACCCTTTCGGCTATGCCTGTCTTCCTTAATGACCGGGCTAACATCACGATGGGCGCTATACGCTCGCAATGTAAGGCGATGCACCGCCGGGGACGGTGCGGGATGGTCATTATCGACTACCTGCAACTTCTCGACACCTCGACCCGCAACCCGAACATAAACCGCGAGCGTGAGATCGCTGCCGCCAGCCGTTCGGCCAAACTGTTGGCAAAGGAGCTCGACGTGCCGGTTATCCTGTTATCACAACTATCGCGTAAGGTTGAGGAGCGCGCCGATAAAACACCGTTGCTGTCCGACCTTCGGGAATCGGGAGCTATCGAGCAAGACGCAGATATGGTCGCGTTTATTGATCGTCCGGCAATGTACGGGCGAACCGAGATAGACGCGGGCCGATACGGGATCATTCCGGCCGAGGGGGTGGGGCTGATGCATATCACCAAGAACCGAGAGGGCGCGACAGGGTGCATTTGTTTTCGACATAACGAGAGCCTGACCCGGATAGCCGACTACGACAGCCCCGCGACGGATGTAGCTGAGGAGGCCGAGCCGTTTTGACGCAATACGCAATTTGAGCGCATGAAAATACCCACGTGGGACAAGTGTCCACGACATGAAGGAAAATAGAAATCTGAAAGAATACACCATGAAAAAAACGAATATTATACAATCCTCTGACGGATGAATTTGCCACGTTGGGCGATAAGTTTGAGAAAATCGCCCATAATAAGGTCAACGGAATGTACTGTTACAAGCGCACCACCTCCGATGGATTGACCTATTACGAAGTGTTCAAAGCGCCGAAGCGAGTATGCAAAGACGGAGGAAAGCATGAATGCTATCCGCAAACAGCGGAATTCGGATTCGGCACGGCCCTTTGCATCCGGGGCAGTGAGAAGTACACAGCCGACAAAATCGCATTCTATATGGCCAACGGTTTCGAGGCGGGGAGGTTCCGTGCATGACTGGCCGACAGGTGCAAGTAACCCAAGAAACAACTATTTTTTAACTAATAAAACAACATGAAGCAGATCAAGATCGACAACCAACACGGTATCGGACTGACGCTCGACCGCGTAACGACCACGATTGTAGACAGCAACGGCACACACAGGGGTGATGACGAAATTATCCTGTACGTCCCGGACGCAAGCGATTACGACACGGATTTCATACAGGGCAATTGCGCAATGCTGTGTTTTAGCCCTGCCCAAGCCATAAGATTGGCGCGTAGACTATTGAGGCTGGCAGGAAAGGCAAAAAAACATAGGCGGATCCACGCCGCCTATGCCCAACCCAAAATCGTAACCATCCTATGAAAGCCACAGGCAAATGTAATTGTGAAACATTAAAAAAACAACTTAAACCATGCAAGAGCAAGACAAGCAGCGGGGTGTGTACATCCCCGAGTATGAAGAAGAGGACAAGGCATTAGCGAAAGAGTGGGCGCAGGCACTTTCCGACGCTGAGCATCCCGGTTATGTCCCCAAAGATTCGGCCATAAATCCGAATATCCGGTTTTGAACCAATGCAAACTAAACTATTATCGAATATGAAAGCAAAGACAAACAAGCACGAAGAGTATATTAAAGCCCACGCAGCCGCTATTCCCCAACTTGAGGCCGCAATCCAGCAACTGAAAGTGGCGCGCCTGGACGTATCCACCGAAAGCATTGCGGACATTGTGCTGTCTGACAGCAAGGCGATCCGAACACAGGCGAAACGGCTTGCCGCCGAAGACGCGAAGCAGATCAAGATCGTAACGACACGGGAGGAGCTCACAGCGCGGGCAAATGAGTACATGAATAGCGTCATCGACAATTCACAACAGGCGATCAAAAATGCGCTGCGTGTCGGTGAGGCTGATGCCCTCGACCTTAAGGCATTTATCGTAAGCGGGGATAAGGTCAAATTGTCTACCGACTGGCTGGCCGACCAGCACCAACGGCGTACGCTCGAAGTGGCAGTAATGCGCGGACGTGTACTTCAGCAATGCGAACAGGTGCGCCGTGCGGTTGAAGCATTGAATACTTTGATCGCGGATCATCCGAGTTTCAAGACTGCGATCCTGCCGGAAGACACGGACTACCGTAGTGTCATTAGGGTATCATACGAAGGCACCATAGAACTCCATCCCGACGCGTTGGATTGCCTCAAAGAATAAGAGAGGGGGGGGGATAGTCCCTCTCTCTTATAAGGCATTGTCGAACGAAGCATTACATTATTCGCAAAGGTAAGGATTATAAACATAATTAGCAAGCGGATAATGGGGAGAAGGACGGAAGGGCGGGCAGTAATTGCCGACTATTCGGTGTGGACTGTCGAATTAAGCCGTGACGAGCTTATGATAATACTGGATGGTCAGAAAAACCACCGGATCAACCGAGCCAAACGAAAACTCCAGTTTCTACGGGCGCAACGTGACCTCCACCGAGGGTATGGCCGGATGAGAAATAAACAAATAAATCAAAAACCAATCAAGGTATTACACCATGGAAAAAGTAAACAAAGAGATTATGATACAGACCTTAGCGGAACTTGCAGATATGTTACCCGCTGATGGCAGGAAAAGGGATTTTATCAGCATCCGTATTGCCCGGAGAGGCTACACGATATACAGGATGACCCCTCAGACCACAGCGGAGATCATGACAGCCCGGCATATTAATAAAGAGCCGGATAAGAGCGAAGCATGCATAGCAGCGATGGCGCATAGTGTCGCTCTGGCTATCGTTGGCAGCCGCAATGTATTCGCCGGGATCAGAATATGGTTTTTGCGTCGTCGGATAATGCGGCGGGCATCATTGCCCGAGCTGTTCGATGCATACAATAAAACCCTGGCGATGCTTCCTATTGAGGACATATCGCAAACAACCGCTATTATGCACGGTTTAGCCGAAACGATAGCCAAAGAACCCTAAAATAAACAACCCGCGTTATGGTTTTTACCGTAACGCGGGTAATCCAAACTTGCAACTACGGAGTTCCCTTAGAATAGCAAATTAATGAATTTTTTAATGAGTAGCAATGAGTGCATTATCATTCAAAATAAATGCGGACACCGCAAAGTTAAATAATTTTATCAAATCGCTGAAACTGTTATATCAGTTGTTGGAGAAATTTCCGTCTAACTCAGACGGGTTTAAAGTCATAAATCGCCATATTGCCGATATGGAGGCTCGCGTCGAACAGGCAATGCGCAAAATCGCCCAGATGGAGCAGCAGGCAATGGATGCGGCGTCCAAGGCTACTGCCTCGGCCACGACCGGAACTGCTGGCGGCGGTTCTACGGCGGGAACAGCGGCTACCCAGGCCGAAACTACGGCATATCATGACCTGCTTAGTGAGCTAAAAGCCGCTAACGACGAAAAAACAAAGGCAATAGCCCAAATTAGACTGTATTCAAATGAGATCGCACGATTAAAAGCGGATGTAACCGCGCTCAATAAGGAAGAGCAGCAGAACGGGCAATTGTCTGCAAAGAAAAGGGCGCAAGTATTGGACGCTGCCGTATCTATCGAGGAATACAAGCAGGAAATATCCCAATTGAGGCGGGAGCTTGCCAACCAAATCAAATTGGAGCAGACTGCCATCGGCTCAATCAACGAAATGTCCCAGGCACTTACCCGTATGCGTGCGGTGTATAAAAATATGAGCGCCGCGGATCGTGAGGGGGCGCAAGGGCAAACGATGCTTAAAAACATCGAATCGCTCGACACGAAGATCAAAGAACTGGATGCATCAATGGGCGTCCATACTCGCAATGTAGGTAATTATGCCTCGGGATTCAATATGCTGGGATTCCAGATTCAGCAAGTTGCCAGCGAGTTGCCATCGCTGGCATATGGCCCGCAAATATTCTTTTCCGCCATATCCAACAACCTGCCGATGCTGGCCGATGAAATAGCACGGGCGAAGAAATCGGTTGATGAATTGAAGAAAGCCGGGCAAACCTTCACGCCCGTATGGAAACAGATAGCATCGTCGATCTTCTCCTGGCAAACCCTGCTTGTGGCCGGCGTAACCGTGCTTACCCTTTACGGCAAGGAGATAACCAACTGGGTAGCGTCGCTGTTCAAAGGTAAAACGACGATAGACGCCTCTGCCGCTGCACTCGAACGCTTTAATTCCGCTATGGCTCAAGGTTCGGTGTCGGCTCAATCCGAATTAACCAAATTGAACCTGCTGTATAGGGCTGCGACAGACCTTTCCAAGCCCTATGAAGAAAGAGCCGAAGCGGTCAAAAAACTGCAAGACATATACCCCGCTTACTTCGGCAATATGGCTGCGGAACAGGTTATGGTCGGGAATGCTGTCGGTGCTTATGAAAACCTGCGCGACGCAATTATCGAGGTCGCAGAGGCGAAAGCCGCCCAAGAACTTATTACAGAGGACGCAAAGAGTTTAAAACTTATTGAAAAAACAGGGGATGCCTATACCAACTATTCTCTTGCTTTAAAAGAATACAGAGTAGCATATGCTGCAGCACAAGAAGCCAGCAAAGGGAAGGGCCCAATAACATTTTCTCTCACCTCTGAATCTGCAAGTTTTGAAAGGGCGAAAGCAAATTTAAGGAGGTTTAGGGATGATTTTATTAACGAATTATCAAATCTCAGTAAAGATGGTGATGACCTTTGGAAGCGTATAAACGAAGGCTATGAAGGTGATGTCGATGCATTTATTGCGGCGATAAATGCCGGCATCGAAAAATTGACCCCCGCAGCAGAAAAATTATTTGTAGGGAAAACCCCCGCCGAACTTAACGCAGAATGGAAAAAAGCCCGCCAAGAGGCCGAAAGCGCAGCAAAAAAAGCCGCATCCGACCAAGAGCGCAATCTAAAAGAACTTAGCCAGAAACTGCAAAAGCTCCGGGACGATGCATTGCAGGCGGAGGTAGATTCCATGAAGGACGGCACGGCCAAGAAACTTGCGCAAATAGACCTCGACTATCAGAAACGTGCCCGAGCCATACAAGAAGCCGAAAAAAAGCTGCTTGAGTTACAAGAAAAGGAAATTGATGCCCAATATAAAAATGATACTTCGTCTGAACGATTCCTCGCCGGACAGCAGATGATTGCGCAGTACAAAGGGAATGTAAATCATTTGGCGCGCCCACTTGTTAAAGCGGCGGAATTGGTAAAAAAAGGCTGGGAAGATGCCGGAGAGGGTATTGCCACCGTTTTCAGCAGCCAATATGGTATTTTGGATGCCAAGGGAAAGGTGACTGAGATTTTAGTCACCCCAATCCTGCCTAATGGGGACATTTTGTCTCCACAGGAATTGGATGATTACATACACTCAAAACTTGAAGGAGCTCAGAATATTCTTGCCGCAGACACCAAAGGTTTAGTTATCGCAGTCAACGTGGCTGCCGATGGGTCTGCCGGCGAAAAATATCATGACCTTCAAAAGGTATATTATGCTGACAATATCAAAGCGGCAGAAGGTGTTAGAATATACACGGAAGCCTTGAAAGAGTTCAATGAAGAACAGCGGAATAAAGATTGGGATGCCGCGTTCCTATCCGAAGCTGGCATCGAAAACACAGAGGAATATCTCAACAAGCAACTGCAAGCATGGAATGAGTACTACATGAAATATGGGACGCTCCTCGAAAAAATACAGGCTACAAAGTCCTATTATGACAAGAAGATCAGCGAAACCGAAGATGCGGGTGCAGTTGCAGCTTTGAAGGCTGAAAAGAACGCCGCCCTGGCCGCGCTCGAAGTCGAGGGTAGTACTTTTGTAGATGATTTGGTAGGTAAGGCAGGGGAATACATTGATAGGATTAAAAAAGGAATAAAAGCTGCTATTAGCGCCCTGGAAGGCGAATATAATAAGTTGCCGTCGTCCGATTCCAAACAGGGAGAACAAATACGGAATCAAATAAACGTCCTGCGGGCACAGTTATCGGCACTTGAAAAGATGGATCCTGTGAGCGATGATGAACACAGCGAATCATTTAAGAAATGGCAAAAGCTATATAATACTCTCACCAAAATTAAGGGGCAATTTAACGATATAGGCGAAGCTGCTGGCGGAGCAATGGGGGAGGTAATATCCACGGCGAGCAAAATTACCACCAGCTCATTGCAAATGATTAATAGCATTAAAACACTTGCGGAAAGTTCGGCGGAAGGTATTGAAGCAACGGGAGAAACAGCAGCTACCACTATCCAGAAAGTAGAACGAGCATCCGTGATTCTCGCTATTATACAGGCTGCACTACAAATCATACAAAGCATCGCAAGTCTTTTCGGAGATACAGAAACCTCGATGGAGCGAAATATCCGGGAGGCGCAAGAACTGAACGAGGAGTTGCGGGTAATGAATGAGCGTGCCCGCCTGAACGCCGATATATTCTCAACTATTTTTGGCGAAGATGCTTTTGGAAGCTATACCAACAATGTCAAAGCCCTAAGCGATGCCATGAGGGACTATCAGGCCACGATGGATAAAATAAAGAATCGCGGCAAAGAGGAGGTTACAAAGCTCGGGAGCAACACAGGATTAGCCAATTTAGTAAAAAAAGATTTCATCTGGGAAAGCGTATCGGAGTCTATTGCCAACATGATGAACCAATATGAACATTCCACTCTATTCCGAAATGCGAAATACAAAAAGCTAAAGGATCTTGTCCCCGAACTGTTTGAAGAAAGTGGAATGATAAATATGCAAGCCCTTAAAGAATTCGTAGAAGGGAATAGCGATACTTTCAAACACCTCACCAAAGAAAATCAGACCTATCTTAAAGAGTTGGTTAATAATTGGGAAACCTATGAAGAAGCCGTAAAAGCAGCAAACGACTATCTTAACGGTCTGTTCGGCGATTTAGGATCTACAATCACAGATGCCCTGGTTGATTCCTTTGAAAAAGGGATAAATGCTGCTGACGCTTTCGGAGAAGCCGCGGGGGATATGTTAAAAAACCTGGCAAAACAGGTGTTATACACCGCGACAATCGCACCTGCGATTGAAGACGCGCAAAAGAAAATAGATGAAATAAACAGGGATGCAGGGCTTAGCGATGAACAACGATTCGATGCCCTGGCAGGCGTGGTGGGCGACCTTTTGGACGATGTTATAGCACAACAGCAATTGGGCCAAGAGCTATGGGATCGACTTCAACAGGCCGCAGAAGAGCGCGGGATAGACTGGGACGAAGGAGCCGCCAGCCAACAAGCAACATCCCGAGGCTTTCAAACGATGTCGCAAGATACGGGCGATGAATTAAACGGTCGTTTCACCGACATTCAAGGCAAAGTAACCGACATCCGAAACGCTGTCATGTCACAACTTCAAATGCGCGATTCGGTCGAAGGAATTATAGAATCAATACACAATTGTCTGAATATGGATTCGAGAATCGACGAATTGTCAGCCGCTTATTACGAAAGTTTGCGTATTGACGTGGAAACCCTTTTAGAGGTTAGGGAAATAAACGTAAGCACCAAAAACATGGATAAGACACTGGGGCGCATTGAGAATGGGATAAATAGCATAAAAAGAAATACCGAAAATCTATAAATTAAATATAGTCTAATAAATTAATATATAAATATTTAGCATTATGACAACTCAACACAATAAGAGTGTAGATGCCATACGGGCGATGGCACTACAAACGGGCGCTTGTAAAAAGATAAACCGCATCCAAGACTTCCCCGACCTAATCAAACTGATGTTTACCCCACAAGGGATCGAGTTCTGCCAGGGTCACAACTTCCCCGCAGTCGAAGTGTTCAGGGAGAACCAAAGCAATCTTCAAGGATTGGAAATATATGTCGACGCTGGCGACATCACGCTAAAGGGCAAGGAATATGTATGCCTGGTCGGTGATACAAAGGCCACTATCGAGGCTTCTCGGCCTCAATTCACGCATACAATCATATTGATGCACGGCGCACGAGCCCAGATCAACGCAAAAGACTACGCCGTGCTGAATATCGTAAATATCAGCGGGGAGTATTCGGTAAATAAGGATGGAACCGTTATTGTGTTATAGATAAAGCCGGGATTAATCCCGGCTTTATTCTACAAAGGCAAATTCGCCTAATAAAACATCAAAAATCATCATGCATTCCCATATAGTCCTTAATCTTATCGCATAAATCTATTATATATATTGGAGTAATGGTATTCAGTGCTTTTAATGCCTTGTATTTATTGCTCATACTCATCTTGGATAAATTTACTTGCCTTAATTGTTCAAATAGATTCTTGCGATCAGACTTGCGTTTTGTCTTATTTAGAGCTGCATAATATAGCTTTGCTGCTTCGTCATATTTACTTATCACAGCGCTATCGCGTTGGTATGACGCATAAATTTCAGAAATAGTATAAGAATATATCTCGGTTTTTATCTTTGCATCCCCATATGTAAAATAAGGTGTGTTTATTAAGCCATAATCAGACCATGCACACCAGAAGGAAATCCAGTCAAATTGTGGGGTTTCAAATAAATTAGAAAAGGTTGTTATTTTAATATCAGAGATTGAATACCGATATTTATAATCTTTACAGTCAATTTTTATTTTATAGGTAATGAACGATACCATACGATAATTGGAATCGTAATTGTTTCGAATATAATCACCTATTTTAGCTCGTCCTGATGCAATTATTGTCCTATTATCGTTATTTCGTAGGGTAATATCAAAATCATCGAAAAGAAGTGCAAACATATTTTGTGCCCGCCCAAATAGTATTACTGCACTATCTCTTGATTCAACAATTTCCTGCACGACCCCCTTTTCATTCGCTTGATGTGGTGTGGCGTGTGTATGTAACAACGGAAATATACTAAGTGCGATTACAAGGCATTCTAAAGAAAACAATCGAATGAACCCTCGCGCATTATCCTTATGCTTCATATCCCTCGTAGTAATAAGACTGTTCGATGCCTTTGAAAATCACCTCCCGATCATCCGTGCGGTCGGTCAATGCCTGGCCGAGCAAGGCGCGTAATTCCAGGTCATTGATCGGGCTGCGCTCCATAGCCTGCAAATACAAATCCTTATCCACCTTCCGCCAGTCCACAACCTGCATCAATCGTTTTTTCAGCATCATGTCGAGCCAAATGCGGGTTGCTCGTCCGTTGCCCTCCATGAACGGGTGGGCGATGTTCATTTCGACGTATTTCGCAATTATTTCCTCAAAGGTTGTTTCCGGCATTTGCTCGATCACCGGGAGGATGGCACCCAGATAAAGGCAATTTGCAAATCGGAAACCACCCTTTGCGATATTCAGCGTCCGGATTTTTCCGGCAAAGTCGTACAACCCACCGAACAAATAGCGGTGAATCTCACAAAGCCCGGCCACGGTTCCGACCTCTATGCGGTCGATGTCCCCCGATTCGAATAGGGCGCGCGCTTGTTCGAGGCTGGCCGCATCAATCTGGTATGTTTTCTTGTTCATGATGTTAATTTTGCGTGTTATCGACAATAGACAGATACCGCCGCAGGGACGCTATTTCCGCCCCTATTACAAGCCTTTGAAAGGCATCGGGGTGTTGCTCGACGTGTGATTGTTCCAATGCCTTGTAATAGCCTATTTTCGCTTCGTCCGAGCCTTTGAGGTTGACGAGCGTGTAGCCGTTGCGCAATAGGTATAGATTCATCAACAGACGGGATGTGCGCCCGTTTCCGTCGATAAACGGATGGATTCGTACCAACTCGTCGTGAAGATATGCAGCTACTAAAACGGGGTGCACGGCCTGTGCCTCCATTTCGGCAAACCTCGACATGAAAGCCTCCATTTGCGGGGCGATAAGGTACGGTTGCGGCGGTGTGTGGGTGCTGCCCGAAATCATGACAGGCACGGTACGATAACGTCCGGCGTTCTCCCTGTCGATCCCGTGCAGTATAAGGGCGTGTATCTCCTTTATCGTTCGCTCGCTTATCTCCGTACTGCTGCGCGCAAAATCTTTGATGTAGTCGATGGCTTCGGCGTGGTTGATCGCTTCGAGGTGTTCGCGCATCGACTTGCCCGCGATCGTTACGCCCTCGTTCACTACAAGCTCCGTTTCTTGCAGGGTCAGCGTGTTCCCCTCGATACGGTTGCTTTCGTAGGTGTATTCGATTGCGAATGCCCCCTCGATCTTTTTCAAAGCCTCCACGGGCAGCGGGCGCAATGCGGACAAACGAGCCTTTAATACGTCGCATTCCTGCAATAGTTCGTGTATCGTTTTCATATTATTCCCCCTTCTCCACCTTGATAAGTTTGCCGCAATGCGGGCAGGTGATTGTGTTTGTCGGTTGAGGGGCGAAAAAATCACCCACGTTACAACCAATAGCGGCGGCAATACGCTCAAGCACTTCTACACTTGGATTCCCATTAATATGCTGGCTAAGTCCGACGGGCGTAATTCCCATTTTTTCGGCCACTTCTTTAACAGTTAGGCCGTTAGCCTTTATTGTTCTCTTTATATCCATAGCTTTAAATCTTTGGTACTGGTACAAATGTAGCTATAACTTTATTTTTCTGCAAAAATAATAGTAAAAACTTTATTTTTTATTTGTATAATTAAATTTATAGCTTTATATTTGCATCAAGAAATAAAACCAATAACTATAAATGTTATGACAACCACCCGCACCCGCTACAACCTTTCGAAGATCATGAAAAACGCCTGGTATCTGAAACGTGCCAACACCTCGATGTCGTTCTCGGCCTGCCTGAAAAAAGCATGGCGCAATGAGAAGCTGGCGATGCTGACCGCGAGGATCGAGAACCGTCCGACGGAGCAGCCGAAGGCCACGGAGTACCGTCCCGAGCTGCTGATAGTGCCCGCGGACTATTACGGCAACAGCAGAACCTACTACGGCGACTAAAAAATAGCGAGATTCAACCAAAATCACGATAAAATTATGAAAGAGAACGTAAACACGACGAGTTCCCCGGAAATAGATTGGCGGGCGGAGTATTGGAAAGGTGTACGCGATTACATCGAACAGGGTGATCGCCTTATTAAGGCACAGCAGCGAATAGTCGAACTAACAAAAGAGCTTATAGAATGCCGTGATATTTTGGCCGGCAGGCACACAATCAATCAATATCAGTGCAAAACCAGCAAACTGAGTTAATACCATGACCACAGCATTAACCCCGTCCGACATTCGGACAATGGCCCGCAAAGCGGCCGATTACATTACCTTCCACTGCGACGGCCTCAGCAGGGGATTTGAGATTACCCACAAGGGATATATAGCCTTCATCAACTACGAGGCGAAGATGTGCAACGACGAGAGGCAAGACCTCGTGCTGGTGCCGGCGGTTTGGGACGCTGAAGGCAAAGAGTATCCCGATATATCCGAAGCCTTGCAATTAATGTTGAACTAATCATCTACGGTTATGATCTACGAACTATCCTTTGAAGGGTATACGGTGGGGTATTTCCCCACCGAGGCCGAAGCCGTCCGCCGGGCGGGTTACCTCCCGAAAGGCAGGTACACGATCCGAGAATGGGAAAGGGACGGCGATGTTTTGATGTTTCACCCACAAACAAACAGGGAATATGAGTTTACAAACGAATAA